CTAATGACGCAATTAATAACAGATTCTTAAACGCCCGTTGTACTGTGGGGTTAGTTGATGACATTGCAGTGTCAAATAGATCTGCAAACTTTTCTAAATCAAATTCTTGTTCATCACTCATACATCACTCCATCTTAAAATAAACCAGTCACGCTGGCTTTCTGTTTTAAACGACCAAAGTATTTCAGTCATCCGTTTTCCAGTACCTTGTTCACTTTCAGCCCATTCATCGATTTCAGTCATGAGCAAATCAGTCATTGACTCTTTATCAAATACAACTCCCGGTAATCTAAACAGTCCAACCTCACAAGTTTTAAATTTCATAATTTCATTATCCGTTGTATTACCTCGTTGGCTTCTTTAAATCTAATGGTGAGTATCGGTTCCCAATTAGCATACGCTTGAGTCCATCTTATCGTATACTTAACCATTGCTGCCTTTTGATAAACTCAAAAGCATTTGATATTTTTCATATGCCTTTTGTACTACGGGATTACTACGTTGTTCCCACTTCTCTGCACGGTACCGTGCTTCATTTGCTAATGCTTCTCGTACCCAGCCAGGGCCTCGTACCTCAGTCTCTCGAGCAAATGCCTTGTAATCTCCGCGAGGGTCATCCACTTCAGATAATATCTCTAATAAGTCACTAAACTTATCTTCAGGCATGGAAATATCCACTGACTCTACTACATACGTGGTATGTGTTAAGTGTTGATCATAAAACGCAGGTGTACTTACCGTAGAGGTATCGTATCTATACATTGGATCTCGGCCTCGGGCCGTTCTTGCTTGATACTTACGGCAAAACTCGTCAATGTGTTTACTGTTTATTGTAACTTGTCTTTGCATGTTAGTTCCACCTTATTGCAAAATATGTTGCGTATATTCCATGGCATTTCCGAATCTTAATTGTTAATCGATTGTCGGTAATATTATTATCTTCAAATCGCCAGTTCCAATCCCATCGCTGCCGTCCAACTAACTGTTCAAGTAACGGGCGATAGTGATCATTTGGATCTGAAGAAAGTAACTGAGCGTCTGTCTTATATTGATCAATGTGCTCTTTAATCACAGGGCCGTTTGGCCATTTTACTGTAATTGTATCAGTGGGCATAAATTTCCACCAAATAGCATCGAATAAATTTCCAGCACGTTTATGTATTTCCCATTTTGCCATTTGTTCCTCTGTTAAATATCGTGACGGTTCATTGTGAAATCGTCGTGGTGGAGGGAGCAATTGTCCCATCCTAAGCCCACTTCAAAGCAACCCAAGTTGCATCCTGTGGATGTTCAAACCACCAAACTTGACTAGCGTGATAATTATAAAATTTACCAGTTGACTTTTGTCGTTGGCACCATTGCTTAATCTCTGCATCATCATAAAATTCTGGAAACCAAGCGTGTGCGCCGTTTGGCAAAACTGATCTAGCTTTCCTCTGTGTAAGGGTTACTTGAGTCCAGCAACGCTTCCTGATTTCTTTATCTTTATTCCAATACTTCATGACTCCACCTCAACATAAACCAAGAATGGTCCTCTTCATTTTTAAAGTAGTAACCACTCAAGTCAACATTCCATCTATCAGATACTGGTCCAAATTGATCATGACACCATTGATCTATTTCATATGCAGGATCGTCACCTTTGTAAGATCCTTTGACATAATAATTGTAGCTCATGTACACCACCGCATTCTAAACATAGTTGCATGTTTGGGGTATTTGAATACAAACTTCTTTTCGCAATCAGATGATCCCCCGTGCTGTAGAGTGCAAGCATAGTTGCCAGACCCCAGCACCTCCTTGCACCAACTCACAATTTCCCAATACTGCACGGTATTTTCATTGCGCTCTTCTCGTGACTGATTCCAAGTATAAACTCCAACATTCACAATCTTTAATGCATCAACATTAACTGGAGTCCATCCATGTTTTCTAATTAGTTGTCTAGTTTTCATGTTATCCATCTCAGTCTAAATAGTGTGGCGTCTTTATCTCTTACAAAATACATATACCCTGGCCAACCACCGGCTTGGTAGTAGGTATCGGGCTTACACGTTTTGTAACACCACGCATGCATTTCATTAATTTGTGCATCGTAGTAGTTTTCTAAACTAACCCTATACGGCATTATAACACGTTTAAGCCCGTAGTCAACAATTAATGAGCTAATGGGGATCGGCTTTTTCTTCTTCGGTTTATGGGTTGGCTTCTTCATGGCCACCGCAACGAACAAAATATTGCGTGTTTTTCTTCCTTGAACCACACATTAATATACCCAAGCGATTTATATTGAATATTATATTGAGAATTATCCCATCCCACTAGTTGTTCAATCCATTCTCGCATCTTAGTTACTTCAGCCAACCGAGATTCAATATCAAAGACATCAGTTGTTTGTAACTTAATAGTGGATTTGAAATTTAGATCATCAATCATGACCACCTCAAGACAAACCAAACATAATCTTTCTCATCGCGGAAACGAAATAGTGAATTATTATTGTTAGTCCACCGTGACCAAGCATCAGCATTCTTATCCTGATTACCAAACTGCGTTGTACACCAGTCGCGTACCTCGTTCATTGTATGCCCGGTGTGAAACAAGTCAGCAACATACCACTTGGCACGGCTGAAATTATATTTCTTGTAGAACTTAACAATGTTAGGGTCTAGGTGTTTGAATTTAAGACTGAATATTAGGCTAGGACGAGCAGCCATTGGCTGTACTCTGCATAGTTCCTGTGCGATTAACCCTGGGGTTACATTTCGTATCATCTGTAATGTTTTATTCATGACCACCTCAGTTTAAACCAGTTTGCGCACTTTTCTTCTTTAAATTGATAGCATGCTATCTCGTCCCATATAGGACTGCTATCACTGACATCAGTTACAAAATATCCTATGTAACTAGCGCAATTGGCTTGAGCCCACTTGTCGATACCTTCAAAGTAAATGTCATTTTGATAGTAGTCGGTACTCTTCGCGTCAGTAATCAATACATCAATCATGTCCACCTCAATACAAATAGAATTGCATCTTTTTCATTTTGAAACTTAATATTACCGTAGCAGATGTTATTGAACCAGCGCGGTACTTTTACTTGATCTTCCCAATGCCAATCGATACCGTATGATTGGCGGCACCAGTCATATACTTCTCGGGCCCACGTTGTACCGGGTTGCCTGGGAAATGTGGTAATCCAATATCCATCTGCATCTTGATGTGTACTAACTTTCATGTCGCCCACTTCAATAAGAACAATGTCAAATCTTTTTCATTTAAAAGGTACACCTCACCCCACAAGATGTCATCAACCCATCTTGGAGAATTTTGTCCCATTCCTGTGAGAGTCCCAGACTTTCCGAAGACAGAAGTGCACCATACTCGCATCTCAGTTCGTATATCTACCTCGGACACTAATGCCTTCCCCCATGCATTAAATACAGCGACATAGTATCTATCCCCGGTCATTTGACGGTAGTGCTGAATCTTCATGTGTATCCAGTGGGTTTCTCGCAAAGTGTAGACCACATCTTAAGCTTTTTCTGGGCATCGACCCGCTGTTCATTTGCAGTGTGAAGTTCACGTCGGATCAATCGGTTGTCATCGTCTGCAGATTTGATTTGCTCTCGTAATTCAGACAATAGGTCCACTACTGTGCGAGCTTTTAATCTATGTGCTTCAGATTGTGCATCCAATAATTCATTGTTTAAATACTCAATCTCATTATTTAAATTATGGAGGTATTCACTTATACTATAGCAGTTGTCAAAGCAGAAATCTTCAGGATCAGCACCAGCACAGATTAAATCACTTAGTACGTCAGCATGCGGCGTTTGCATCTTAACTAATCGTAAAATTAGCGGGTCATCGCTAAATTTTTCAAGATAGTCCAATAGTTCAATATCTGATAATAAATTAGTATTCATGACCACCTCAATATAAAAAATGTTGCATCTCTGTCGTTCTTAAACGATACATACTTTTTAAACCCTTCATCTTCACTATAAAACTTTCCACCGTATTTTGCTAATTCTGCGTTTCTCACAGAATGATAATCGACAAGGTAATCTGGTACTACTTTCCAGACACTGTGCGAAAATTTATTCCACCAAGCTGGCGATTTAGCAGGTGATTCTAGATCACATACTATAAAGTTAATCATGACCACCTCAACATAAACCAGTTATATTCTTTTTCGTCTTTAAAGAAAATTTTATCTCCGTTGAATCGTTCAATCTTTAATCCGAACTCTTCTCTCCATCTCTCTTTTTCCTGCGACCAAGTATCTATCATATGCCGTTTCTTATCAAGAAACTCGATTGCATGACTTACAGCTTCTGATATATCATTCATGTAAACAATTTTCATGACCATCTCAATATAAAAAATGTACGCATGCTGGCTTTGGTAAAATAAAACTTGTTGCGCATTTGCTTCCATCCAGTTACTGGATTCTCGCCCCATATGTCAGATGGCCCGAAGGTGTTAGTGCACCATTCTGCAACGTCGGTATGCCAGTGGTAGCCTCGAGGATCAGTAGCCCACATTTCATCTGTTATGTCCGATAATTCTGCAATGTAATAGTCAACTCCGTCGAAGCTAAGTTCAATATTCATGACCACCTCAATAAAAACAGCGTCTTATCACGCGCTTTATTAAACGCAAAGCATTTGTCGATGTATTCCCAGTCTACGGCACATTCACCAATTGATGCTGAACACCAATTGCTTAAATCTCTCCAATCGCCATTCCACCAATTGCCAGTTCGGGGATACTGTACTCTGAAAGGAAATTTGTTATTCATTAACTCCACCTCAATAAAAACCAGTTGTACTCTTTTTCATCCTTAAAGGCAAAGAACAAATGATCGCCCCCGCCTATCTCATTAAAGCGCCACTCGTTAAAATGTGGTTCGTTAAACACACGGTGTATATCAGCTCGATGTTTGTGCTTACAATTCTTCTTACACCAATCAATTATATCGTGGTAACCGTACCGATAGCCTCCTGGACCGTTATCATAGAGTAGCGAGTGTGCATAGTGTGAAGGTTCTTCGATACAATAAACATATGGATAGCCGTGATAATAATCTGTTACTCGACTTGCAGGTTTAAATATATCCTCATCAAATCTGTGACGATACTGATCCCAGTTCTCGCAACCATGTTTCTTTAGGAAGCGAGCATCCTTCCAAGATTTGTAGTGTAGTTTAAGCTTGGTTAACATATTAACCCCACGCTGTAAGAAATAGGGTTGCATCTCGATCTTTTCGGAATTCAACATACGCAAGCCCAATCAATTTCCAACGATCACCGCTTGGTCCAAAGGTATTATATAACCAGATGATTATCTCGCCACCTACTATGCCGTCTTTTAAATTTCCAAGATCTACAGTAATCATGAACAGACCCATGCTAATTGAAATAACATTGCTTCTTTCTCGTTAGTAATCCGAGTTATGTACATTGGATTGCCGCTATTAAATTTACGGGTAATGCTAGCAGTTGGGCAACTACAACCCATCCATTCTTCAAATGCGCGATTATCATTTGGGTAAGCCCAGCAATACCACCCTTTGGGTAGCCCATTGCTAAATCCGGTAGGATACAACTGATACAAGTGTTTGGGAGTGGGCTCAGGTTCACCAGTTTCATATTTCCAATAACTTATATGAACTTTTAAGACCATTTTATTACCAATATAGTTAGAAGCTTTTCGTGGATATCGAATACCCCTTGTTGATGCCTCGCTTGTCGGTGGTGCTCGTACCAGTATTTGGTGGGCTGAGTGCGAACCCACTCGCTAGCTTCGGAACTACACCGAATAGTAGTCCAATATGCATCATCAACTAGCGCACTATCGTATGTGATATAAGTGAATGGCGGTTCTTTTGGCGGCATTCCAAATTGGGGTTTGCCTACGTTGAGGCTGTAAGCAACGTGCGCCAACTCAGAGCCAGCACCACGACTAAAAGTCAAGTTCTCTAAGTTGTATTGGATCTGTGATCGTTTCGCTAATGAGGTAGAGTTTGTCTGCATACTTTAATTGTAGCATAGTTACCTGTTTTTCACAAGTGGTTTTAATTCTAATGCTACGCCCTGTTGGCACTTTAACTTCTTGATTGCGTGCGTGATGAACTGTGTTATACAGCACCTCAACCTCAAGCTCCACACCCAATCCCCTGCACCAGATGTAGTCGATTTCGTTAAAATCATTGTGTGCCAATGCCCATGTACTCACGCCCATCTTAGTACGAACATAGTCCTGTCCGATTCCTTTTTAAACCAGTACTTTCGATTACTGCCAGTCCACCGGCGTTCGATATTAGTGCCGCCCCAACTTGCTGGTCCCATTACATCGGTGAGCCAATCATCCATACCAGCATATTCGAACCGATCATAGTTATCAGGTTGTGCCCAATACGTAAAAATCGGTTGAGTATCTGAAATTCCTAATATGATAGTTTTAGCACACATCAATATGGATTTGTTAATTAGCAAGTCGACCTCTAACACCCTATTCATTGCCCTGCTCTTTAGATAGCTGACAAATTAACATAAAGTTATCGTATGCTTTCTTGACTGAGGGATTCGTCATCAGTTTGGCTGCTTCTTCCTGCATGGCTTCAATGCCAGCATCAGCACAGTCACGAATACACAATCCGTCAAGCGTGGCTAATTCATCACCAAACTCCTCAGCTAGCTTTTTCCATGCGGTACGTTGCCCGTCAGTAATGAGAGCACGCTGCGGACGCATCTCACTTGCCTTAGAGATTGCCTTACATATAGCATCCTCAGCATATCGCCCCGCAGCAATCATTGGAGCAAGCGCTGGATCAATGTTAAACTTACGACTTGTGCCTCCGGGATAGCTCAGTACGAGATGGTTACCTTTGGTAAAGCTGTCCAGGAAGTCACTATCATACTCTGCTACGGGCGTATAAGTAACTTTCCCTGCTTCGGATATATGTTTTTCAAAATATACTTTTTTCACCATTGGCTTTCATCTGTAATTGGTACTGTCATTTTACCCTTGACACCGTTTGCCATAGTATCAAAAACTAGATCAACCAAACACCCGATGCCAGATTGACCCCGCTGCTCTATTGTAAAGTTTTGTACTTCTGGAAAACTGCTCAGTATAGTTTGGATCTTTTGCAGATCAGCACGCTTAAGATAAATTTTCTCCATTACCAATCCTTTCTAGTGCCTCAGTGAGGGCAAGTTCAATAAACGCATTGAAGGTGATATCCATCTGATGGGCTAGTTTCATGTACTGCAGTAGCTCAGCATCATTAAACTCAACTGGTATTGAAACGCGGTTGTCGTACTCTTCATAGTTCATAATTGCAGTTGCCTTCTCCAAAAAGTCGTCAGCCACATCAAGATCAATAAAGTTAACATCATCCCATGCTTGGTCGTCAAGACCCCGCTGCGCTACTTCAGCCTTAAATGCTTTCAAAAAGTTAGGATTGGTATATCGATATGCTTTTTCCTTTTTAAAATCGCACACTGATACTTCGTATACTTCTTGAGTTTTGGTGTCAAAAATTACGCAGGCGCTGACACCTTCTTGCTTACCATCCCACGCATCGAGCATATATGCATTGGGACCAAAACAATGCCAACAGTAATTGCTTCCTTCTGATATGCGGTACGAAACTACTGCCATCCAGTCTTTGAGAGAAATCATATATGTCCTTAGTAAAATTAAATTATAACGTAGTTTAGTGAACTCTGCAACCTAGGTCACGAAGTTCTTTGGCCAACTTGCGGCCAGCATCAACAGTGAGACAATCAATCTGAACGTCATGTATTTTACTTGCATCGTAGAGGTCTTTAGCTTCCTTAAGGCCAGACCCCGCTGCGGCCCTAATGGCTTTAATGCAGCTTACGGCATTCGGGGCAGGTGCACCGACGTTCCCATTGTTCCATGTATTTGATGGGTGTTGCCCATGCCCTGTTTTCATTGCATCTATGGAAAATCTGACGCGGCCCGGGGAGTTATCAGTCAGCATAGAAAAGAACACTTTGCCCTTTAGTTCTTTACCCATTGCATCGCCCATGGCATTCCATACATCCATTCCGCGATCAGGACCATAATGATCAGTGAGGCTGCGCAGAAAAAGCACTGCATCAGAAACTACTTGATCGAGAGTATTATTCATCGTTTGGCCCTATAATTTTAAGGTTAGTGTATGTTGCTTTACGCTGGTATGTTTCAAATGCTAATTCAGTATCATGCAGTGTGCGATAACGACCAACTAGGCAGTCCTCCCACAGCCAAATATTACCAGTGATCTTGTAAGGTTTGACTATTTTGCGGTTCTTGACATGAATCGTGGTTTGTTCTACTATTCCCTGCCTAATATCCTTTGCGTGGCTTGCTTCTGCTTTGGATCTAGCATTACTCATAGGCGATCCTCGTTAGGGGATTCTTTTGGTAATCCAAAATGTTCTGTTAGAATCTTTGCACACGATTCGGCAGTTAATGCATTTGATGGAAAGTTAAATTGCCTAAGCTGGTTGCCGTGTGCCTCCAACAGTCTTGCACATTCGCTAATGAGCAGTTCAGTGTACTGTGTAAGAAGTACACGCTCGTAGATATGTGGTTGACTCTCGGCAACTATGTCAGCCAATGTTCTTGCTTCTTGTAGTAACGGTATGCTATTTTGATTCATTAACTGCCCTTTATACATTAATTATAACATGCATTGGCCGCTATGTCAATTTAAGCCTTAACCAAACAAGTCCGGTAACTCCCAACATACTTGAACTGGTGCTTGCCAGGACAGCTTGCTCTCTCGCGCTTTAGAACGCCCTGTTTCAGCAGTTTCTTGAGGTCTGTATCGTGCTGTAACTGCGGGCGATACTTGCAGTTAACAGCTAGACGACCCTCAGGATGAGCCTCGAACCAGCTCTTAATTGCATTGCGTCTAATCATGCCGTACGGTGGCGGTGGCGGGCAGTACCAATCAGGAAATATGGGTGTCATATTTTTGCTCAATTAATGTGTATAACTTAACTTTCTCTGCTTCTCTATCTGGATTGGTTTTACGTTCATATGTATCAACCCTGCGGAGCCATTCTAACCGCTCGCTAGCAGCTAATACTGGTCGTGAAATTGTATTTGGATTTGATGGAAGTAGTGGAGTCATATTTTGAATGTCGCCCAAAAGGCAGTCTTTGACAGGTCCTTTTCAAACTCAGGATACACGTCGTTTAACTTAGTACTATCAATAGAACGGTAGCCATCCTGTTCCTTTTTGTCGTGCATACGCCTCATGGAATACGGTGAGTCGGTAAAGACTTTTGTTTGTAGCTTTTTACCGCGCCTACCCCAAAACGAGACGTAGCTACAACTGTCACTGTCCCATTGGTCGCTGTCGGGTTCGCTAAGACATATAATGCCCCACACTTTGTCAGCATTTTCAGCCTCTACGCGTTTCCATCCAATAAATTCATAGCGAATCATGATATATTGTTAATTCCAAAATGTTCTTTGAACAGATCAGCCACTGGGCGAGTCCAGAAATCGCTATTTTCCGCAGCGGTGGCTAGTATGGCACATTCGTTGATTAGCAACTCAGCGAATCTTTCCTTGTCAAAACTACCAGCGTCTGGATCACCTGGCCAACACGCTTGCCAAGTACACTGTTTCATCAATTCTTTAAGTCGTGTGTTCATCATCTGTCCCGGTAATCGTAATCATAATCGTCACCAATCTGTCGTTCTAAGCTATCAATTTTACTCTCGTATTGATCTTTGACCTTATCTAGCTCATCCTCTGCACTAGATAATTGCTCTTGCAAGTAAGTCACTTGGCCACGCAACCCGTTAATTTCCTGGTTGAGTTCGTAGATTCGGTCGGCAGCTAATTCCTCATCGCTATTCATCCTGTTACTCCAAAATAATCTTTAATATGAGTGGCCAAACTTTGGCTCATATACGGTGCTGCCGTTTCACAAATTTCAAGTATGAGCAATTCAGCCAGTCGTTGAGCCCGCGGCGCAATCTCTGGCGCTGCATAACCCGCTTCCAGCATCAGTTCTTTAATTCGGTTGTTCATGTGTTAACAATGTAATTAAAATATATGTAAGTTATGATGCCAGTAAGTTGAAACCAACTACGTTCCAGCGCAACATTCCAGTCAGGAGTTGTTAGCATCAATTGATATACAAAATTTCCGGCCAAAATCAAAAAAATACCGTAAATTGACCTTTTCATATTAATACCTTCTGCCGTCACCAGCGCATTGATCAAAGTCTTGGTCTGCTATAGTCACCCATGATACTGGCTCACTAGCTGCACACAACTTAACCTCGGCCAAATACTTTTCTTCTCTCTTGATTGCAGTTTCCAACAAGTCAGCAGTAGTGGCGCGGTGTTGTTCTTCAGCGTATGTTAGCTTTGGCTCACCATATAGCATCTTAGTGAATTCAAATGCTTGCTGCAATGCCTTGAGTGTCGCAGTTTGTCGTTGATACATCATTCTATAACTCCTAAATAGGGTTACTGCGCCAGGTAGTGATTCCATCTTCTTCGCCGTAGCCCATTTGTTCACCAACATAGTCACCCGGGTACTGGCAGTCTTCTGCCATATCAGCAGCATCAGCACATTTACGGACAATCAATGCTGCGAATTTTTCTTGGTCAACTCGCACGAAGTATCCAGTGGCAGCGTCAAATACGCTAGCTTGATCCAGTAATTTTTTGATAATAGCATTCATTATTTCACTCCGAAATGTTGTTTGGTCCGACGATTTACTTCTTCTACGCCAGAAATATATCCCTCAAACCATGGTCCTTGGCCAGCAGCGTTTGCTACATCTTCACTCACTGCCATACATTCCAACACAATCAACTCGGCAAATTTGTCCATATAAGTTTCAGGTGAGTCACACGTTGCCCAAGCCAAGTCTTTGAGTTCACCAATACGTGAGTTCATGCTACATTCCAAAATGTTGTGCGATCAATTCTTCGGGACTTTCCAACGTATTACACGCAGAATCAGTACACGCAATAGCGCATTGTGCCATGATCTTTTGTGTAAACACCATCATTGTTTCATCATCAAAAACAAACATGTTGTCTTTGATGGCGTTGCACTCCACGAGTGCAAGGTTCAAAATATCAGTATTTGCGTTTTTCATGTGTTAATTATACAGTAACAGTAGGGAGAGGTCAATCTCCCCGATGTGATGTTAGTAATCTAAGTCTTTCAAAGTTGTTACACTAAGGTAGTTTAGTTTCATCCACGTTGCTAGGTCAAAATCATCTGGAAAACCAAGAGTAGTCACTTGCAGACCGTCTCCGGACGAATACGCTTCATCATCGTCATCAACCAATTCTTCCATTCGATCAATAACTTTATCGTCGAGAACCCATTGGATGCTGTTAGACCCATCACCACCATTTGTAATCACCATATACACTTTAATCATTTTATTTCCTTTAAATATTACTGTTAGCTCTAACTTGATCGAACGTCTGTGTAAAGTAAATTACACCGTCGTCAAAGTATGTTTCCAAACAATCTCTCCAATCGCCGACCCCTTTGTCGGTCCAATTGCGTGGGGCATCTACAGCAGTTTGGTATTCACCACCACTTTCCCACAGTGTAACACGCCCTTTCTTGGATGCCTTACCTGGGTCAGTGATCGGGTCCTTAAACACATCACGCCATACCACGGTAGTACGACCGTCAACATCGACCTCTTCACGAACGCCAATTGAAGAACACTTCATGGCAAACTTCAACGTGTCACGGTCCAATTGCTGCAACAGTCCACCGCCCATACCAAACGCAAAGTTGTCTGCACTGTAGCCGTGAAAGTCAACCATAGTGCGAAGGATAGTTTCAAGTGATTGAGCGTTAATACCGTCGCCCCAAATTACTCGCACATTGTTCAACAGTTTGTAGCCCTTGGCGTTCTTCGGTGCACCGTACAGCTTTTCCAGGATGTACATCATCTTAGGAATAACTTCAATCGGATCACCCGAGTCTGGCCGGATCACAACAGTTGCACCACTTGCAATCACTTCATCTTTAAGTTCAGTTCCCCACAGTTTACAGGCATTGTAAATGTCATAGCTGTCGGAAACGACTGCAAGAGTGGCCCCGGGCCGACCGAAAGATACAAGCATGTTTCTGTAGGCATCGACTTCGTTGTCTCGTCCCCAACTTGTGATGGTGCTGTGTTCACTTGCTGGGATACTAAATCCGCAGACATCACCGCCGTAAGTATCCATAATATGAAGCACACCCGACATAGTATCAGTGCCCATGAAATTAACAAGGTGCGCGGCGCCGCCCAGTCCGGCGCTTTCCATGGAAGAAACACCGCGAGCACCAAAGTCGTGCAGTTTAAAGCTAATTGTAGAAGGGTCACCAGATTTCTCCAAATATTTAAGAATAAATTGTTTCATGTCCCATGACATTGTTCCTACAGTCGTCGGGTACCAAATTGCCCGAAGTGCAGGCGTTTCGACCCATGTCGTAAGCCATGGCACTTTAGGGTCAGTGTTCTCGATCGTGCATAGAACGTTTTTTGTTGGGATAATGAGACCTTCCTTAGCCGCTCTAATACGGATCGGGAGTCTACCTCCATGCACATCCAGAATGTACTGCCATCCTGCACGGTTGAAAGGTTCTCCGTGCGCTGTCCAGATTTTATCTGCATAGTCGATTTGTTCCTGTGTGATAGGGGTCGCAAGATATTGCGCAAGTGCTTGAACGCCGAGGAATTCGGTTTCAGCATATTTGCCACCACGTGACTCAATGTAAGAGTACACGTATTCAGTCCCTGGGGGATATTGACAGCTCATGCTAACTTTATAACTATCTGTATCCAATATAATACTATTTAATTTGCTCATAATAAAAATCCTTTATTTAAAATTGCCCCAAGTCTATCTCAGGGACTTTAGTAAAAACTTTAAGTATATATTGTTGTTACATAAATACATTATACAATAAGTAGCATCATGAGTCAACAGGTTATAACAAAGTTTCAAAAAGTGCATGGCGATAAGTTCGACTATTCGAAAGTATCGTATAGCACAGCCAAAACCAAGATAGTCGTTATATGTAAAATACACGGCGACTTCTTGATTACTCCGAACAACCATCTTTCTGGTTACGGTTGTCCAAAATGCAGAGGGCGAGGATTTACTGATCAAGAAAAACTTGAAAGGTTTATCGATGCCGGAAATGCAATTCATAATAACAAATACGATTATTCTAAAGTTAATATGTCTGATGTTAAATTAAATATTGCCTGCCCAATACACGGTAATTTCCTTCAATTGTACCGAGCGCATATTACTAATAAATCTGGATGTTTGCAGTGTGGATATGAAAGCAATAGCCAAATGGCGCGTTTGGGAAAAGATGCCTTTGTAGAGAAAGCTAATACTGCTCACAATAACAAATACACTTACGATAATGTAGTTTATGAAGGTGCTCATAAAAAAGTTAGCATAACATGTCCTACCCATGGAGATTTTAGCGTTACTCCGGCCAATCATTGGAGCAACGGCGTTGGCTGCCCGTCGTGTTTTAACAGTAATCCTAGCAAGGGAGAAGTTAAAATACATGAGTGGTTGATTAAACATAATATACCATTTGAGTTTCAAAAATCTTTTCCTGATTTATATTACAAATCTAAGAAGGGCCGCCTTAAGTATGATTTTTATATCACGCATCTAAACTTGTTAATTGAGTTTGATGGTGAATATCATTATTCACCAATATCGTTTTCAAAATTAATATCAGGTACTGATCAATTGGCTCTTACACAAATTCGTGATAATCTTAAAACCGAGTACGCAAAAAAGAATGATTATAAACTTTTACGAATACGATTTGATGATAACGTGATTGGGGTATTAGAGAGCAAAGTTGACATATAAAAATCCTTTATATAAAATGTGCATCGAGTCTATCTCTTTGCTGCATGTATTTATTATAACACCTATTGCTGTAGGTGTCAATTAATTTTACATTAGACTCATAAATTATGAACCCCATTTCAAAATTGTCAGTGTAACTTCTGGCCCGTCATTCCAAATTCGTATTCCTTCTGGAGTCATGTGTTGATCCATTATACCAGGGTAATGAGGAGACGGCGTTTCGTAATAATCACCTGAGCTCCAAAACCAAGTTTCTTTACCTTCTTCATCGCAAGGGTGTCCAAACTTAGGAACTAACCACTCTGCTACTTTATCGCGTCGGAAGCCCTTAGGCAATTCGATTCTAATTGACATTCACGCAAACTCCACAACAGTAACAGATCCGCCGCCTTCGGTAATAATTCGACTGAAGTCTTCCAGCATAGTCATAATTCGAACTGGATCACCACCGGCCAGGCCCATGCCAATTAGTGGAAATCCGAATCGTTTGTCCTTGTACAAGTATGCAAACTTCTGAAGAATCAAGGCGAAGCTTGCATATTCAAAAACATCTTCATTGGCACCACCGCGATTGAATCCGTATTGTGTATAAGCGTTTGCAATTACGAATTTTGGATCTTTAAGATCGTTTACCGCAAGAGTATAGCTGCCCAGCTTTGTATAATCGCCTGATGATGTCGTTGCATCAGCAGCGTATGCGGTTGGATACTGTTCTCGGATCTGCTTCGCGACCCCGCTGCCCATAGTACACCAGCAATTCGCGCCATGAACTATAATATCAAACTCACCTTGTTCTGCTAGTTTAAGCAGATCACCTTTAACTAAAATCATGTTAACTCCTTATCAATTCCATTTTTGTCTAGCAGAGCCGAGAGGCGCTTACGTTCCTGTTCCAGTTCGTCTGGGTAGCGCCATCCTTCAAACTCACTCGCCTTGATCAATCGAAACTCTTCGGCAAAGGCGAACAGAGATGTTTGAACTCGAGTGATAGTTTCAAGGCAAATACTATCAAATCCGCTATGCTCAACATCAGCAATCACACCAGACAACTCGTGGCCCAGCAGTTTGATATCACGCGGCGTTGTTGCAATGTATTCTTCAGACATTTGGAGCTTTCATAGTAGCTCTGCTGTCGCTAATTGTCAATGTTTGACCTTCTAGTTCATCGCGAACTGTAAGTTTACGCTGCATGACACCATAGCTTGCTCGATACACATTAGCTGCAATTTTCGTTACTTTTACTAGTCGAACTTCATTGCTGCTAGCAACATACAGCACATCACCAACGTGGATTTCGTTGTTATTGCGATCAAAAGGGATACACAGATCTTCATAGAGCCCTTGATAATTTATAGTTTCATCAATAGTGACCTCGCGCTCCCGGTTTGGATTTCGATACAAAGCCTGTTTGATGCTGTCCAACCAGATGCCCCGGCCTCGACTTTGCTTGCTTACTATATGCGGCCCGATCAAGTCTTGGGAAATCTCTTCCCGCATCTCATCAAACTGTTCGGGATAATCTTGGTATCCAATTTCTTGCCCATCAAAGACTTGACCAGCAAATTGCCCAGACAATACCTTATATCGATGTTTGTAAACCCGTTTCATTTATAAGCCTGTGTGTTGTTAAGTGTTAATTATAACAAAGACGCGCAATTGCGTCAACTTACCTATAAGCTGGAATCTTGCGAATGAGTTCGGGACTCACTGTTAAGATATCCTTACTGTGCGAACGGATATAGTAATCCTTGTGTTGATCACCCACACCACTTCCATCTATGTTATAAAAGTCGGCTCGTGAACATCGTCGTTCAGCAGCCAGCACATCAAGCCAATCATCACGATCGATTCGTGCAATCATGCAGTAGGAATTGCTGATTCTCCTATACCCTTGCCGCGTTAATTCAAGGGGAAGCATTGCTACTTCGAACTCATCAGGTTCCCATGATCCCATTGTAATGTCACGTTCGGTAATATTGCACTTAAAGTTCATGACTGTCCGTTCAAAAGCATCTTCGACCACTTCAACGTCTTCTTCTCTAGATGCCTCTGTAGCAGCGAAGACACCTCAGATATACTCAGCTCGGGGTTTGCTGCTGCAAACGTGTCTAGTACGCAGATAATAACGTCTGCAGCCTCCCCTGCTAAGGGTTCCTTCATTGTCTTATGCGGGAGATGTCCCTCTTTGTGCATGAGTGCCTCTGAAAATTCTCCAAGTTCCTCCATAATCTTGCTGTTCCGTACAAACAACGGTTTGGTATTGTGAGCACTACGACTCAATTCAAAGATTTCATTAAACATATCGTATTAATCTCCAAAGGAAACTGTGATGTCAGTTTTAATGGTCATTGCATCAATGGCAAATACCTTAAACGGCTTACTATTGCTATATTTGCTTTCCTTTTCTTGCTTGACCCAAGCGGCAACTTCTTCTTTTGTTTTGAATCCGCGTATGCTGACATAAGTCGATGTTTCCATTGAAGGAGGTGGATCTGGCGGGCCATAGTCCGCACCCATATGACTCTCAATGTATTCTTGAACTACTATAAAGTTTGGCGAGTGCTTATCAAAGTCAGCAAGCCTGCTAATACTATTTCCAATATAACTCATGGTGTTACTCCAAAATGGTGTTTAATCATCCCTGACATTTTACCGTCTCCGTTCCACGAACTAACCTCAGCACATTCCTGAACAATCAACTCAGCGAACGTTTTATTGAACAGCGTTTCGTAAAATGCTGCGTCCCCTTTATCCCACAGTGCTTGGTATTCTGCATTAGCTAGTGACTTGGCTTTGCTAACTAATTCGTTAATTCTCTCGTTCATTTTACACCTACTTCTTTACTACAATTAGGGCAATCAATGTGCCGGTAATCTTCAGAGCTGCCACTGTAATCTCGTATAATGCGCGACTTAACTTCGCGTGGTACATAAGATAATGTAGCGCCACAGTTACGACACACGACTTCTTTCACCACGCTTTGGTGTGGTATTTTTGATACTACATTTACCATATTAATCTCCATCTCCGTAACGACCGCGCTGCGGTCTTGGTGTTTCTTCGGAACCTATCATAAATGTAACAGTATATCCATTAAACTCACGAATACTGTATCGATCTTGTGGGGAACTACAGTCGATGTAGTTGGCAGTGACCTTATCGACCTTCTTGCCAGTCTGTTCTTCAACCATTTTGCGAACCATTTCTTCCACCACCTTGGCGGACAATGTTGCGCTCATTGCGAAATCAATATTATATCCATTCATACCATTATCCTTATTTGCTTGTTTACCCAACATTTCAACGATTTTATAGCCTCCGCCCATCTTGACTAATATCGGATAAGTTTTGTTATCTTCATATATTTGTCTCACGCGGACGCTTGTCATTTTGAAGTCTTTCGTAAACTGTCATTAAACCAATCAGTTAAATTAGAATTCAAAGTAACTGTGTTATCTTCGTAGAATTCTTTCTCTGCGGCAACTCGAATCATTTTATATAGGTGGGTGATTCGAGATGAGTGACTGCCTTGACGTACTGCGCGATTAATGATCCGCTTCATAAACCAAGTTTCAAATTTATTCATACCAGTTACCATGTTATGGTTGTCCAATCGCCGTCACGTTGATCTGATGTTATTTCAACAGTATACCCAATGTGTTCAAGTCGCTTTACAATTACTTTATGTAAAGCAAATGACGCCACCATCATAAACTCACCTTTCATTGCGAGTTTATGAATTTCACCTATAATGCGATCAGTATCTGCTCGCATATATTCTCCATCAATGCATTGAGTAGCTTCTGCTGCTACTCTTGCTGCTTTCGCTGTTAAGTATGCCATATTAAAACCCCAACGATTTTCGTTCAATAGGTGTCAATTTTGCCAATGCACGTTCACGAGTCTTTTCGGACTTGCCTTCGAGGTATTCCTCAATAGTGTCGTAAATCTCAAACTCTCGGTCATTCACAGTGTCGTATGTGTTCTTTTGCTTCCACAAATCTGCTTCTGTTTTAGAGGTAACATAAAAAGCATGATTGCAACGGTCGCCACCGTCCCAAATTTGAATATCCCAAACTTTAAGTGTTTTCATAACCGCTTCCTACTTTGTTTCTATGTATTAATTATAACAAGGTTACCTATTGATATCAAGCTCCGATAGCCCATTGCACCATTTCGAAATGATCTTCGAAACACTCTTCACTTTTAACTTCGGCAATGGGAACCCACCGTGCCTTCTCAGCATCGTCACTACCCTTGACTTTAGGCAGCTCACCATCAGGTAATTGGATCTTAAATGCGTGTGTAATAGTACGCCCTCGAGCGCTGCGATCGACTGCGTCAAACACTCGGCTAGCCTTGATACTCCCTGCAAGCACCGGAGTAGGTACTTTGATACCAGTTTCTTCGCGTAACTCTCGCAACATAGCAGATTCAACACTTCGATCAGTATTGGCATTGACAAATCCGCCGGGCAGAGCCCACAGTCCACGACCTGGCTCTGCTTTACGCTTGATCATAAGCACATGGCCTGAACAGATTACAGCAGCATCGCTAGTCACAAAGATCGGAGGGTAGGCCAAGCCAGCGAACTGTGCCTTGTAAGCCTCTACAAATTCACGCTCCTTGATCACTTGTGCTCGATCTGGACTATCCATCCATCCGTCCAGCATACGTGCTACTGGTTGTGGCACTACGCTATTGATCAACCGCATGTTGCAGTCTTTACGGAAGTACAAGTCTCGCACATGACTAGCATTCAAAGGCTCAATCAATTCTACTTCTTCCAAGCCCCATTGTGGGAACATGTTAAGGTAGAAGCTGCTTTCATCTTTGCGGTGACCGATGATTCCAGTAGTACCACCCAGTACTCTATACTTAGACACAATGCCTTGCACCCTAGATGCCCAAGCTTGGTCGTTGTAGATAGTATCGATGTTGTGTTCAATGTGAACTCGCGTATCACCCACGTCCATTTGATCCAACACGTTTTCCAACATCATGGCTCGTTCTTTGCTAGTGAACGGGTTTTTATATGTGCGCGGTTGATTGGCACTACCTACAATGATAATCAGCTCTCGCGTCATAGCCACTGCACGACGGATAATCTCAACGTGTGCAACGTGCACCGGTTGAAAGCGTCCAATGAGGACTAAGGTGTCATATTTTTTAGACATATTACATTCCTTCCAGTGTGGCAATTTTACGGGCAAGTTCCTTTTGGATCTTGTCGATCTCTGCCATTGCTTTTGCTTTTGCGTCCGAAACAAGTTCGGTTGATTCAACGATTGTAGCACGAAGTTCTACAATAAGTACCTCGATCCTAACTACATCAGTACGCATATACTCGTCGTTCTTCAGCGTCGGAATTGTTGCCAAGTCTTTGAATTTTTTGGCTTGCACTGAATACGAGCTCCAGTACGGATAGCCACCGCTATGTGCATCAGTATCGTAGTAAACCCGAGAACCGTCTTTTTTAATTGCAGACAGCAAGTAGCCCGTTGAAATGGTGAATGTTGTGTTTGACATATAAAGATCCTTTATATAAGTTAGTGTGCTCGGAGTCTATCTCCTTGCGATGTATTTATTATAACAAAATACTTGCGTACTGTCAAGCGGTTTATGAAATCAGTCTGGCGATTATGAATGCAACGGACGCCATGAATCCAACAATTCCGTACGGACTAATTGTAATTGTGGCATGCACTTGTTCCATCGGAGTAAGCTTGCAATATTGGGCGAACAAGACGCTGAGCATCAAACAAAATGCGATAATGTAAATTATCGATAATACAGTTAAAAAGGTAGTAATCATTTGATTATGCATGTCCTCTAATAAGCATATCGTTAATGATAATTTGCTCGGTTAACAGCTTGGCCAGCACGGCAAGAGCTTGATCATATTCAGTAGTTAATGCAGTGTTCCCGTCAATAGCAATCTGCCGATATAGTGATCCGCAATGTGCTTTCAATTTATCAACTTCTTGATCTAACAATACTATTCTATCCTTTAACATTATGTTCTCCTTTAGTGGGCCACCGTTCACGGGCAAAATTACCGACAGTTCTTCCAATCGACAATGCGCCGAATAGGAATAGCACAGTTTTGTAGAATTCCATATCGATTGCAGCCACGGAAATCATCACGACTATCATCAACACGAAGGTCCCGATTTGTTTGTATAAATTTGTCTTGTTCATTCTTCAACTCCGAAATGTTCTTGTATTAACCGTGCAATTGCACTAGGTACTGGTTCCAAGGGATCATATGAATACGCCACAGCCGCACATTCCCGAACAATCAACTCGGCGAATGCTTGCAGACAATGCGGATCGTTATACCAAGAATGTCCGCCTTGGCCGGCCTCGAATGCAAGTGCTTTGATTCGTTCGTTCATTTTACAATCCCAACAGTTCTTTTTCTTCCTTGCTCAACTTAGCAAGGGCACATTGTTTAGCGAGGAACTTGCGATTGGCTTCTGCTTCGCGTTCCTCAACACGCTTCACTTGCCACTCCAGTTCGTCCAAGGTGTCGTTAGCGGATTGGCTGTATTCCAATTCCAACACATTTGCATCATAGTCGCGGTCGTTGCGATTGCGCAGTACAAACGACATGCCCTGAACTTCCAACTCAAAGTTCGCAGCCCGTGCCCGTTGCATAGCAGCCATCAATCGTGGCAAGTATGTTGCTTCTTGCTCTGCAAGATACATACTCCGTTCATTTCCTTCACGGAGTGTGCGTTCTGCTTTAGTTTCTTTTGCCATTTTATTCTACCTCGCGCATTGCATCTGCTCGCACTTCGTACATCAAATCTTCGATCAAGTCAAACGCTTCGAGTGGATTCACCGAACCCCTCCAAGTTTGTTCTAAGATCATTTTCAGTTTTTCACGTTGTTCAGTAGTCATCTTATTCACCCTATCGTTTGTTGCTATGTATGAATTATACAGCCTTTCGACGGTATCGTCAACTTCAACTCAGTGCGTATGTTTCAACAGTCTTGATGGTCAGTTTAGTGATCTTACCAGTTGCCACGTTAAGGATTTGGATGTCACTTGGGTTAACAATAACAGCACGCCGAGCAAATAATGCAATCGCTGCTGAAATTGTAGTACCAGCATAGAAGTATTGGCTTACCTTCTTACTTGTGTCGAACATCACGTATTCGAATGTTGGAGCAATGCTATCAAGCTGAACTTGCGCATCATTAAGTGGAATGCCTGCTACGTTGACTACCTTAGTGGGTGCAACTACTGTGCACTGCACCAATCCATTGAGCACTTGCTCCAACGTCATTGACACTTTGCCCAACTTGGTGGACAGATTAACCCGCGCCACTTTTGTGACAGATGATCGAAACACCTGGTGCTGTGGTACACACCACTTCAGTGCATAAGCTGGCCCAACACGTTTCTTGGAGTAAACCTGTTGATCATCTGTGTCGAAGAAATAGTCTTTAAGTTCTGGGTCTTTGAATGTACGAAGCATTTTATATCTTTCTGTGTGTTACTATGTATTATACTCTTGTTTAGCTGACTAATCAACCACTTAGTAGCTGACGTCACCAATACGATCCCATGTTTTCACACCTTTAGTCTTGGCCTGCATAATCTGTACTTTGCGAGCAGCGTATCGTTTCTTGTCGATGTCTTCCTGTGTAACGTATTGATTATCTTCCCACTTGCAAACCGTGGTGTATCGCTTCTTCAGCCTTGCCACTTCCTCTGCTGGCATTTGATATGCCCAATCTTTTCGCTCAATACAGTCTTGTATTCGACATGATTCCAACCAGTATGCCTGAGTCATACGCACCAAAGTAACAGGTACCAACTTTGCGTCGACATCTACCCAGTCGCTGACAAATCCATTCCACAGCTTGACTTCAGGATTGCCTTTGATTGCGGTCAGCATTTCGATCAGTTTAGATTTTTTCATTCCGTGTCCCAGTGTGTATGTATTATAACGTCGTTACTTGGATTTGTCAATGTCGCCTCGGTATAGCATCCAAGGGCCCGATAATTTAAAATCATTCAGTCCGAGTTTGTGGTTGGCATGAGCAAACCTCAAGGAGTAAGTCGGACAGTAACCGCGTTCTTCCTGTGCTTGCTCCATGCCGGCAAACGCTGCTACTCGTTTGAGTTCTTTATCTGATGGCGCAGTATGACATAGGTACATTAGTCTGTAATTTCGCATTACTCCTCCATTATACAACTTGATGTTTAAAGTTTTACGTCAATGTCTGGAACAATCACAGCCGGTTTGAAGATAACGCGGTAACGGTATACATTAACTGCACTAGGTTCAATCTGCTCGACAAAGTAAGTCACATTGGCAGATAATCCTAGGAAGTGCTTCTTATATGCCCCTGGGCCGGTCTTACAAGTGATTGACAATTGCTTCGCTGGGTCTTGATTACCAAGCGAGCACAGTCCTTCGATAGTCAGCATGTAGTCGCCAGTGATGCCATTGTAAAACACCACGCGGCGATTCACTTCAAACTGGTCTGCTGCTTTAGACAAGTTCGATGATGCTACATCAGCATCAGTACATCCAGCAAGACCAACAGTTGCGGCAATTGCAAGCATAGTAATAAGTTTTTTCATCGTGTGTCCTAGTGCGTTGTTTAAGTATGTATTATACTGTTAATCTAACAAGCTGTCAAAGCGTGTAGAACTCTAAGTCGTAACCTTGCGCAGT